GTGTATTCCATTGAATTCCTCTTCCCCGAAGGTTATTAATTCCTTTTGTTTGCTTCGATTTTTTGATTATTTCGTTAATTGTTTCGTTGTTTCTGTTTTAACCTTTAATACAGGCCGTTTCTTTTCAGCCATGATTCAATCTCCGGTCCAGCTTTGCTGACAGATCCGCCACGAAGCGGTAGCCCTTTCAGCACGATTGCTTCGGGACAAAGCTTTTTGATATCACTTTCACTGCTGCTCATACCGCTGCCCTCATGGGTGCATAGGGGCATTATGGTCTTACCATTGAAATCGTGATTTCCCAGAAAAGTCCAGACTGGCATCGGCATGGTTGCCCACCAGTTGGGATATCCCAGGATGACCGTGTCATATTGATCAATGCTGTCCAGATCAGCAGCCAATTCCGGCCTCAGGTCAGCCCGTAGATCGCGCATTGCCTCTCGAGTCGACTCTGTATAATCCTCTGAATATTGAAAAATTGAATCGATCTTAAACAGATCGCCGCCGATTCTGTCCTGTATCAAACGAGCCACAACTTCGGTATTCCCTACTGGAAGATTAACGATCCTGCCATTAACGATATTGTTTCCGGCTCGTGAATAAAAGGCGATGAGAATGGATTTTTTCATGGAATAACTCCTGTGTGCGGCATCTGAAACTTACTTATACAGTATACGCTACACCTTAGAGTTAACTCCATGTCAAGAGATGTCGAAATATTATTTGGCTCATGCACACCCCTGGCCACTTGCACCGTTTGAATGTTAACTAATCGATCCATTTCTTCAATTGTTCAACGATTCAAAAAATGTATTTCGCGCGAAATGTTACGGCTTTTGCAGAAACGTGGCTATTTTTGCCACTATTATTAATCAATTTATTATTGCCACAACCCCGAAAACACCTGATACGAGCCACTTCCGGGCATATAAATACCACCGACTGACAGAAGTGATTCTATCATTAGATGGTACTAGGGTTGGCAATAGTACAAAGAATTGATACAATGCACACCCTTAGAGGCGGAGATCGTTGGTTTTTGCAGGATCGTTGGTTAATTGGGTATCGTTGAGGAGTTGAAAATCTTCATGAACCATGATTATATGCAGAATAATCAAAATCAAATCCTATTACATGAAATACATTTGGGCAAACATCTGAAAACGCTCCAATTATTCTATATCTTTGCTGATTAAATCTAATTGAAATAAACTTGGGGCCAAATAAGTTTTTTTCTGCATTGGCTTGAAATTTTAGACGTTCAAAATCTAATGCTTCGAAGCCGGTCTCTTTTCTTTGATTAATAAGCTCTAATCTAGAATAGCTTGCACAATAATCTAATTTTTCAAACAGCGTTTCAAACATCTTGAGCTTATGATTCTTATCAGAAAAATAATCAAAATTATATTTTGAGTTTGTAGTTAAATACTTAAAACAAAAAGCTGGATTCACATCTTTTGCATTGCATAATTTATTTTCACCAGCTAATTTTGATTTTTTAAATCCAACATCTTGATCTTTATGCTTAAATTTTGCCACTTTAGTCACTTATATAGTTTTCTAAAAAATATATCTTAATTTCGTCATTTGAAATTGTATCATTAGGTTTTCCAAAGGCCAATTTCCATGGCGCCTCATTATGTGTCATTTCAACAAGTTGACTTGCGGTATACTTTCCCAGTGCCTCATAAACTTCATCAAGAACATTTTTTTCTTCAACTGATAAAATGTTTGTATCAAAATCGGGGTCGATTTCTACGTTATTCGCCCCAAAAACTTTGAAAGCATGGTAAACATCAGTTACAACGGGACCATATGTCCACGCATGCAAATTTTCGCAAAATAGCGGTTTATCATACATTGCTAAATAAGCTCCCTGAGCGTAGTAAAGAAGCTTTTGTATTTTTAGATTTGAGAGAATTTCCTTATTCTCGTCAGGTACAGTGCTGTTGAAATAATTGTTTAAAGAGACAAGATATTTTGCAGCATCAATAGCTCTCAACATTAATAAGCCCTCCCTTCGTTCATTACTAACACCAATCAACTAATTGCATAAATATTATGCGAACACACCAAATATATCAAATGTTATTTCTGTTTGGATTATAGCATATATAAGTTAATCCATGCGTTCATCATTAAAGCATTCATCTAATACATTATCAGCTATTGTATAAATCGTGCGCTGCTCCTGCTGTACGATAACCAATAGTGCTAAATTTCGATTCTTTACGATTGCTTTGAAGCCAATTTCTACTTTTCAAGTAAGCAATCGTCCGCTAAAGGGTGTTAACGCGAGAAAAAAGACGTTACTTGGAGTAAATGACACTGATTGGACACAGCTACTATCTTTACTGAATAAACTCTATCTTCTGAGTGAAGAGCAAGTTGAGTTTCTCCATCATCTCTCGCTTGTATTGCTCAATGGTGGAATAAATGGAAGCAATCTCATGCTGCATCGTTAGACTTATCACTCCGTTTTCATCAATGGGGAACGGAACAAGCACATTCGCAATCATGGATGGATAGAGTTTAGTAAATTCATTTGCACCTCGGTCGCCCTTGCGCCCTTTGGCAAGCCTGCGGAAAATCGGTTGCAGGATATATTTAAGGTACTGGATATCTATCTCTTTTTGTTTTGGTAAAAGGACACCTCGGTCTCCGTTTATTGAGAATCGGCCGTTCAGGACCGATACGGTTCCAGCGAAGCCATTCGTTGACCAACTTAGGTATTGTCCTTCATAGTCAAATGTGTCTATGTGTGTTAACGGGTTATTTGCAGAAGCAGAATAAACTGGGTAGCCACCTTTATGTGTGTCTCCGTACTTCTTTGTGAACATACTCTTCCCCTTCACAGGCATTAGGACTTCGCTCAAAGGTATTTCGCACATCGAATAATTGCTCATTTCAAACACAATACTGTAACTTTCAATTTCAGCGGCCTTATGCGCAAATTCGCTCTGAATATCAGCAAGTATTGTGCACCTGTCAGCAATCTCCATCTGTGCCGCGAGGTCAAAGTTCATTTCTTCATCAATAGGCATGTCAAATTCCAATTCGGTTATCATAAAAGGAGGCAAAGAGGTATATTCATTCTGCCCGTTGTCACCAATACGTCCTTTTTTTATTCCTCGGAAAATTGGCTCAAGGACGCTCTTCGCATAGACGATGTTAATGTTAGTGTTTTTTGGAATTAAAATGCCTCTATGGTTTGTCGCAGAAAAAGGGCTGTCATGGATCATTATGTATCCAGCAAGTCCATCAATCGCCCACGTTAAGCAAGGTACGTTATAGTCATATTTATTGATGCTGTCAAACGCCTTTACTGTGTTGCCTGAGAAAAGCGGATATTTACCTTGATGGCCTTTTGCGAAGGATTTTGTATATACTCCACTACCTCGTTCTATATTGAAAACATCGCGCACTTTAACACGAGTCATGGGATATTTAGATTTTTTTTTTAACAACTCGCGGAGCGGCTCCTCGAATTCAGCAATTGATGTCGCAACATCGTTGATCACAGAAATAAAGCCTTCAACCGAAATAGTGTTTTCTTCGTCCTCGATTCCGAGCTCAACCTTTTCTTCCTGTGTCCACCATCGTTCGACCGACCAGTGCGATCCGTTGTAGAAGTCATCGATACTAACAATTTTGCATCGCCTATCTGTGGTCGTATACCTTGTCCGTGCGCCTTTAAACATGTTGAAGCCTGTGGCAGCCACATCCAAGTCGTTCTGCTCAATGTCAAAACGATAAACGTCACGGGTTTCACCGATCTCGGAGCAAAGGTAGGTAAATACAGGCGTTGACTGACGCTCTTTAGTCGTCACACCATTTAAATTATTAGGTGTCTTTTTCGTCAAAGCCATGATGTACGTCTTTTTATTGGTAGTGAAGAATGTGTTCAACGGAAGTGAAATAACCGCATCGATGAAGCATTCTTCCAAAATGAAGTCACGTAACCGTTTATCATTACTGCGATTCATAATGCCATCGGGCACTACAACAAACGCCTTGCCGCCGGACTTAAGGGCGCGAATAATCCACTCCATAAAGAGACCTTCGATGCCCATAGCGCTTATAGAGAAATATTGTTTCAAATCGATATCTTTGGAAATCTCATCTTTCAAGTTACTAGAGCCACTCATAACATAGGGTGGATTAGTGAGTATCAAATCATACTCTTCCTGAGTTGGGTGGGCAAGCGTTCCGAGAATTGAGTTGGTCTGGAGAAGAAATGTATCATTGAAAAGCTGGGCGAACTGCTGCGTTATATTAGAGTTTTCCCGAATCAGGGAAGACAAGTAAATTAGCATATTCGCTTTAGCTAGGATGATGGTCTTTTGCTCATCCTTGTCAAAGCCCTTATCAAAACCGGAAAGTGTAATTAGTGGCTTTAATTCCCCATTCTCAATTCTAAAATACCTGTGGATGTCGTGAAGAATGGGCTCCAACAGGAATTTACCAACACCGCAAGCCGGGTCACAGATTTTCATTCCCGGTCCTATATCCACCATGCTGACGATAGCGCGAACAACCTTAAGAGGCGTGAAAAACTGTCCCCAGTTTTTTTTGCTGATGGACTCCTTAAGGAAGGTTTCAAAAAGCTTGCTTTTGAAATCGTAGTCGATGTTCTCAAGCGTCCCAAATTCCTCAAAGCGAAGAAGGATTTTCTTAAACACAGAAGCGTAGCCCGATACAGCTTTATCATCCTTGGAAACAAATATGGTACCGTTGATGATGGTCGTTTTATCTTTCGGGTTGCCAGGAAATAGCCGCTTAATTTCGGGTCGCACTGTCGCGGCATAATACTCAATTACTTGGTTTTCTGAGTTGGTTTTATATCGTCTAAGCAAATCGTGAAAGGAATAGAAACCAGTCAAAACACCAAGGTCACTGAGATATTTAAAAATAAATATCTCGACGAAAGTATACAGGCAGTTTTCAGGAGTTGCACCCGAAACCGACCACAAATCCTGCCAAACCTTTTGCGCCAGAGGTAGTGGATCAACAACAGTGGCAGCTAGGATGGTATCGTTTGTGTTCGATATAGATGCAATTGCTTTATTAATCAATTTGACGCATTCAACGTCGTCCTTGCTAAAGTTTAAAGAAATGCGCGAGCCATCCTCAGCTGTGATTTCGTTACCGGTGAGGGGATTGATCCATAATGTCTTTTTGCCGTCGGTAACAATATAGATATATGCCCCCAATGCCCGTGCCACATCAATTTCTTGCATAATGGCGGCATGAATTAGCTTCTTTGTTTTCAATTGGGCCGGCGTTTTATATTCAATTGCTGCGATTACCTGAGGTTTCTTCACAATCAAAGCATCTGGTTTCTTGCCCTCAACCCCGTCGTAATCCCTGTTAGGAATTATTTTAGCACCCTTTAGCGCCTTGAGGGTTGTATTGCCTATGTTATAGAAACTCCAAGCTCCGATTGTTTCAGGAGCTTCTATTAGGTTGCGCTGAATAAGTTCTTCGCTCATTCGTTCTCAACTCCTTCAATGCAATTTGCATGGGTTTTCAAGTATTTATCTATGTCGGATATCTTGATGCGCCAAGACTTACTACCAACTTTTGATGCGGTTAAGGTATTACTTGAAATCAAACGACGAATAGTTTTGTCGCTCACTTTTAAGTATTTTGCCGTTTGAGCAACTGTTAGGATTTCATCAACCAATGCACATCCCTCCATTTTGTCAAGAATACCATATGCACACAATTGACTACAATATTTTTTAGCGCTTTGATGGACAATATGGGTCACTTATAGACATTGATATACAGGTGAATCACCAAATTATCACGGCCAATATATTAGTACTTCATACAATAATTATATAATACAGTGTTTCTCCTTTTCGAAATAATATGCCGCGCGAGAATCCGCTATATGTTGACATGTTTTTTCCAAAGTTAGCCAATATAGTCCCAGCGCATGCGACCTTTCAAATGAATAGCTCTCCAAATGAATATTTACTCTTGAAAATACCGAACATTCGTTCTATTATCATATCACTGAGGTCAAGATATGAGCAAGCGGGTATTTGTCAAAGTCACAATCAACGTCGATACGATTGGCCAAATCACGCCAATCCAACTAACTTGGACGGACGGGCTGGAAATTCCGATCGACTGCGTCCTGGATGTTCGACCTGCCCCGGCCAAAAGCGATGGATCAGGAACTCGTGAATACATGTAAAATGCAAGGCAATGAAGTTCCCATCTACTATAACGAGGTTCAATGAAACTGGTGGTGTGATGGGAAAGGCAATTAAAAAGAGTTTCAGAAACGGCCACCACAAGCAACTCTCTTCTAATTTTGGAGCAGTATATGATTGCGCACAAACTATCTTTTGGAGACTTTATCAAACAAAGAAGATTAACCCTGATGTCTCAAAGGGATATGGCCATGAGACTTGGTGTCTCATTTTCTTACGCTTCGGATATTGAGAACGGTCGAAGAAATCCACCGGGGGATGATCTTCTGATGCAAATTGCTGAGCTTCTCAATTTGAAAGGTATAGACAGAGATGACTATTTTGACTTGGCGGGCAAATGGAGAAATGAAGTATCACCCGATTTGTATGATTACATCATGAACCAGGAAGTGTCACCTGCTGTAAGGCTTGCTTTGAGGACCGCAAGAGATTTCGGTGCTACTAAACAAGACTGGCAAGAATTTATTGAGTCCATCATATTGACGTGATCATTGTGCCACACAGGAATATAAATCCGTTCTGACTTTATTGATACTTGACAAACCAGTTCATCCCTTTGTATTATTTACTCAAGATAGCGTAATTAGCGTAACAAGGGAGGTGAACGACATTATTAAAGAGCAGAATATGAGATTTGGCGATTTCATTAAAAAAAAGCGCCAGGATAACCCTAGGCAATTAACCTTAAAAGACCTATCGGAACGATTAGGGATATCTTTGAGTTTCTTAAGCGACATCGAAAATAATCGCAGGAAGCCTTTCGACAGTGACAAGATTGAGAAATTTGCAGAGATATTGGACTTGTCTGATATCGAAAAAGCAACACTATACGATCTCGCGGCTCGTGAGAAGAAAGAAATCCCTTCCGATCTTGAGGATATTATGATGTACGAAAAAATCGGTGAAATGGCCCGATTTGCTTTGCGACAATCCAATGCAGGAAATTTAACTGAAGAGGATTGGAAACAATTGCTTCGAAAGATTGATGAGCGAAAGAGAGGTAAAAAGCCATGATTAAATTTCAATGCAATCGGTTTGAAAGTAAGTCCGGAAATCCAATCTTGAGCGATGCTGAAATTGATGTCATGGCTGAAGACATTCTTTGGGATTATAAGCCTTCTCTCTTGGAAAAACCTGGCCAGATTGACTACTTGCATTTTCTTGAATATTACCTCGGTGCAAACATTGATTACCAGTACATCTATCATGACGAAGATCAAAACAGGATCCTTGGAGCCACAGCATTTAACTCTGAATTTCTAAAGGTTTTCAATCGTGTTGATATGAAGATTGATATTATTGAGGTTCAACCGCGAACAATTATTTTGGATAACAGCCTGTTTGATAAAGGAAGCAAAGCATTAGCGCTTTATACTGGTTTGCATGAAGGTGGTCATCTTTGGATGCACCCAAAAGCATTTTGTCAAAACGTAGGACAAATCAATATGTTCGATGAACCACAAAAAAGTTCAGTCATCTGCTGTCGAACACAAAACATTGAGTCTAATTCTGCACGAAGGACCCTGAAAACACCGGAAGATTGGCGGGAGCATCAAGCGGATTATTTTGCATCTGCAATAGCAATGCCAAAATCTGTTTTCATAAAAATGGTTGAACAAACATTACATTACAAGGGATACCGCAACAACTATGTTGTTTACGGAGGTTCACTATTAGAGTCCTGGTTTGCTGACCAGGCGCTTCCCCGATATGTTTCTGATGCATTTGGCGTGTCACGTAGAGCAGCTTCAATCAAACTAAGAAAATTTGGTTACGTTGTTGATAAAAACCAGGATCGCCAACTTCGTATGGACTCTGAATCATAACTAATCAACAAAATCCATATATTTTTTGCAAACATTTTACGCAGTTATGCGAAATATGCGTAATCATCGAGAGGATTCATGAAAAACCTTGGAAAATCATCTATGAAGAAAATGAAATGCCCAAACTGCTGCCGAAGAGCCTTTGATATATCCGATCTACCCAAAGATGAAGTCGAGATCGCCCTTAAATGTCCGCAGTGTGGAAAGTTCGTCTCGGTCCCTTGCAATGAGGAATCAGAAATCAAGTCGCAGAAATAGAATAACCCAATTCACTGGAAGGAGGTGATTTTCCATGGCTAAACGAAATCCAAAGCAGACATCCCCAACGGTTGCGCGGAAGGCGTCGTCCCTTTTAAGAGACGGAAGAACCAGTGCAAAGACTAAATCCGTGGCGGGCAGTGCGTTGTCACAGACAAGGCCGTCGCCAAAGAAAAAGTAAGACCATAAATTCATACCGAGCAACGGAGCCGAGTGCGAGCTACCAAATGGCCGGATGAGTTACGAGATGCAAATCGTAACCATCCGGCTTTTTGTATTTCGCGACAATTCGGTTCCTTAACATAACTCTCGCTTGGCTCCTCACACGAAGGGAGCCAAACAATGAAAATCAATTACACCGATGCGGACGGAAAAACCATTGAAATCGAAGTCTCTGATGAGGTTGGAACCTATTACCTTGAATCCATCGAAGCCGAAAAAAGCAACGATCGGAAAAATTCCCGTCCCGAACGCCATACCCTTCTCTCCACTTTTGATTATGAAGACGCTCGATTCTTCAGTGACGGCTCTGATCTTCTAGCCGACCTGATTGATTCTGATGTCATCAGCCATGCCTTGTCCTGTCTGAACGATCGCCAGCAGTACCTCATCCGCAAATGCTGCCTGGAGGGCTGGTCCTATTCCGACCTCGCCAGATTCGAGGGCAAGGATGAATCTGCCATCCGGCATGCTGTGGATCGTGCAAAAAAGAAACTCAAAAAATTCTTGAAATAGACCGTCCGGAATTGCCTTTTCTCCTGGCTTACATCAGAAGGGCAAACAATACAAGCCTTCAGAAAGGAAAGGTGGTCCAAATGAGTCACACACTCAGGATCAGTGTATCAAGGGAACCTCCGGATGGTGGAATCGTCGGTTTTAGGCATATCACCTTGCGGGAACGATTGGTTCGCTTCCTACTTGGTGATAAGCGAAGACTGACTGTCATCGTCCCGGGAGACAGTGTAAAAGCGTTATCGATTGTTGAGGATGGAGGTGAAAATCTTGAGCAAAATCAAACTTCTACTTGATGTGACTGCCAACTTGCGAAATCTAGCTGACAGCCTTCAGGCTGTAGCAGATGCGATGGAAAACAACGAGCCAAATCAGACTGTGCAGCCGGTCGAACCAAAGTCTGAAGTCAAAGAGGTCAAACTCGAGCAGGTCCGGGCAGTTTTGGCTGAAAAGAGTCAGGATGGGTTCACAGCCGAGGTGCGCGGACTTCTGGAAAAGTATGGAGCTACAAAACTTAGCCAGATCGATCCGGCAAACTATGCTGCACTTTTGGCAGATGCGGAGGGGCTGAAATGAGCGGTCATGCGATCCTCTCTGCCTCCGGGGCGCATCGGTGGATGAGTTGTACACCATCAGCAAGGCTCGAACGAGAGTTTGCCGACAGAAGCAGTGAAGCTGCCTCTGAAGGCACGGCCGCACATGCACTTGCCGAACACAAACTGCGAAAAGCCCTGAAAATGCGGTCCAAGAAGCCGGTTTCCCTGTATGACACGGATGAAATGGATACCCACACGGACGGATATGTTGAGTTCGTCCTCGAAGTCATCGAGGGGTTGAAACAATCCTGTCAGGACCCAATTGTGCTGATTGAGCAGCGTTTGAACTTTTCCAGGTTCGTACCGGACGGATTTGGCACAGGCGACTGTGTGGTCATCGGTGACGGGATCCTGCATATCATTGATCTGAAATACGGTCAGGGTGTATTAGTCCAAGCCGAGGAAAATCCACAGATGAAACTGTATGCCATCGGTGCATTGGAAGTGTTCGACGGGATTTATGACATCAGTGAAGTATCCATGACCATTTATCAACCCCGACGTGAAAATGTCAGCACACACACGGTATTCAAAGAATCGCTTTATCAGTGGGCCGAGGAAATTCTGAGGCCGATTGCCCAGCTCGCCTTTGATGGCGAAGGCGAATTTGCACCTGGTGAGCATTGTCAATTTTGTCGGGCAGCGGTCAAGTGTCGGGCAAGGGCGGAAGAAAATCTCAAGCTTGCTAGATTCGAGTTTGAACTACCTCCTCTTCTCTCTGATGAAGACATTGAGGTTATTCTTACCAAGATTGACGACCTGACAACCTGGGCTGGGGCGATCAAGGATTATGCTCTGAAATCCGCCCTGAACGGCAAGCATTGGAATAGGTTCAAATTGGTCGAAGGTCGATCCAACAGGAAATATTCAAATGAGGACGCAGTTGCCGAAGCTGCAAAAGCAGCCGGGTATCACGACATCTACCGCCACAGTCTCATCACCATCACCGAAATGGAAAAGTTGATGAGCAAAGCAAAATTCAATGAAATTCTCGGTGGTCTGATCGAAAAACCACAGGGGAAACCGACACTTGTACCACTGTCGGACAAGCGTCCGGAAATTAATAAATCTGCAAAACACGATTTTATGGAGGAAAACTAAAATGACAAACAAAACAAACTCACATCCAACCAAAGTTGTAACCGGCGTCGTTAGGCTCTCATTTGCAAACGTCTGGGAAGCAAAATCGATTAACGGTGGCGCTGAGAAATTCTCTGTTTCGCTCATCATCCCCAAGTCTGACACCAAAACCATCACCGCAATCAACAGGGCAATCGATGCTGCCATTGAAGAAGGTCGAGGCAAATTCGGTGGTAAGATCCCCAGCAAGTCTGCACTCAAGCTGCCTCTGCGTGATGGGGATATCGATCGACCGGATGATGAGGCTTATGCCGACAGCTATTTCATCAACGCCAACTCGAACACGCCCCCGGAGATCGTGGATCTGTCGCTCAATCCCATCATGAGCCGATCTGAAGTCTACTCCGGTGTCTTTGCCAGGGTCTCACTCAGCCTTTATGCATTCAACAGCAACGGTAATCGCGGTATCGCTTGCGGTCTTGGCAACATCCAAAAGATTCGAGATGGTGAACCGCTCGGTGGCAGAACCAGTGCTGCGGATGATTTCACCTCGGATTACGATGGTGATGACTTCCTTGGTTGATGTCAATCCAACGAAACTAAAAATTGGGCGGCAGGTCTTCTTGCCGCCCTTTTCACCTATGGAGGTCAAATGAAATCCTTATCCGTTGATATTGAGACATTTTCAAGCACAGATCTGACAAAAAGCGGCGTTTTCCGGTATTCCGAATCCCCCAACTTTGAAATCCTGTTGTTCGGGTATTCCATTGATGGTTGTGAGGTCAAGGTTATTGATCTTGCCAGTGGAGAAACCATACCAGATGAAATCATCAGTGCGCTGACGGACGATCAGGTTGTGAAGTGGGCATTTAATGCAAGTTTTGAACGCATCTGCCTTTCTCGCTGGCTTGAACGCCAGGGTGTAGTCCTTGAAAACCGATTTTTGAACCCTTCATCTTGGCGCTGCACGATGATCTGGTCAGCCTATATGGGCTTGCCGCTTTCGCTGGAAGGTGCTGGCGCAGTACTCGGTCTTGAAAAACAGAAGCTCAAGGATGGCAAGGACATAATACGTTATTTCTGCCAGCCCTGCAATTCCACCAAAGTCAATAGCGGTCGCACCCGAAATCTACCAGTCCATGCCCCGGACAAATGGGAATCTTTCAAATCCTACAATTTGCGAGATGTCGAAACCGAACTGGAGATCCAGGAAAAGCTGGCAAAATTCCCAGTGCCAGATTTCATTTGGAATGAGTATCACCTGGATCAGGAGATCAACGACCGCGGTGTTGCTCTGGATATGGATCTCGTTCGCCAGGCCATTGAAGCTGACAAGCGGTCAAGGTCCGAACTGACCCATTTGATGCAGTCACTTACGGAACTGGAAAATCCGAATTCAGTTTTGCAGATGAAGCAGTGGCTATCTGAGAATGGTCTTGAAACGGACACCCTTGGCAAAAAGGCTGTTGCAGAAATGTTGAAAACAGCACCTGATCCGCTGGGTGAAGTATTATCACTGCGGCAACAACTAGCCAAATCATCTGTAAAAAAATATCAAGCGATGAGAAATGCTGTGTGTGCAGATGGTCGAGCCCGTGGGATGTTCCAATTTTATGGGGCCAATCGAACCGGTCGATTTTCCGGAAGATTAATTCAACTTCAAAATCTTCCTCAGAACCATTTGCCTGATCTCGAGCAAGCTCGGGGTCTTATAAGAGATGGAAATTCTGCAGCTTTATCGATGCTTTATGATTCTGTGCCTGAGGTGTTATCAGAACTTATCCGCACAGCTTTTGTTCCGAAGCCCGGTCATCAGTTTATTGTGGCAGACTTTTCAGCGATCGAAGCGCGGGTCATTTCTTGGCTTGCCGGTGAATCCTGGAAAATGGATGTGTTTGCTGGTGAAGGGAAAATTTACGAAGCAACTGCCGCTCGAATGTTCAACGTACCAATCGAATCCGTCCATAAAGGAAGCCCCCTCCGGCAAAAAGCGAAGCAAGCAGAGTTGGCCTGTGGTTATGGTGGATCAGTCGGTGCTTTGAAAGCTATGGGTGCTCTTGAAATGGGTCTTTCAGAAGATGAACTTCAACCTCTGGTCAACATGTGGCGTGCAGCCAACCCTAGCATCGTTCGACTGTGGTGGGATATTGATAAAGCTGCAAAGACAGCGGTTCGGGATCGAACAACTACAGCGACTCACGGAATCCGATTCGAATGCAGAAGCGGGATGCTATTCATTTTGTTACCCTCCGGCAGAAGACTTTCCTATGTCAAACCCAAGATCGGACAGAACCAATTCGGTAGTGATGCAGTGACCTATGAAGGTATCGGGGCAACAAAAAAGTGGGAGCGCATCGAAACCTATGGTCCAAAGTTGGTTGAAAACATCGTCCAAGCTATATCCCGAGACATTCTCTGTCATGCTCTGATGTCGCTTCGCCAGCATGAAATTGTTATGCATATCCATGACGAAATTGTTATCGAAGCTGATAAGAGCATTTCCCTGGAATCGATCTGCGAGCGAATGAGTCTGACACCACCGTGGGCAAAGGGTTTGCTGTTGCGGGCAGATGGGTATATCTGCGCATTTTACAAGAAGGATTAATGATCTTACAAAGATTCGAGGTTTCACTTGCAAATAGCAAGTAAAATCAGAGAAGCTACTTATGAAGCAAATCGAATAGCTTTTAACAGATCGCTTCTCAGATTTTTTACCTGGAAATTTGTTGAGCTTGATTCAAAGCAAAGACCAGTTCAATATGAACTGGTCTCTTATTGTTTGCTATATATAAACCATATAGATTGAGATGAGCACAATTTCAATTACTCTTTATATAATAATTGTCCTCCAAAATATATACGGCTCATCCCGTATAGATATAGTATTGCAGTTACTCAGAGAAGTCAACCATTTATTTAGATTTTGGGAGCAGCCAATTACTTTCTGGCTTATTTAGCAGTCTAGCACAATTATACGCCATCTCTATTGTGAGTATTGTATTTGCGATATATTTCCCTTCAACTTTTTCAAGTGCAATAACTATCAAATCATTTTGGAAAGTCTGTACGGGAATGAGAAACATTACTTTCTCTCTGTAGAATTGAGGAACAGGTATGCGATTGTTTCTTTTAATTCTTTTTATGGTGTGTTCTAAAAAACCTTTAAATACTTGTATCGCAACATTCTTCTCTAATAATTTAAAATCTCTGGGAAGTCTATCATAGTTATCATCGTAAATATGATCAAAACTGAGTGAGATTTCTTTTGTCGGATCAAAATACAACTCGTTATAATTTGTGAAATATGTTGCCATTTGAGGTTTATTAAGTCCGGTCCTTATAAATTTGCGGTCAGATTCTTTAAGAAATTCGCTCAAATACCAGTAGTTCGAAGATGGATTTGTCGGATTATGTGTATTCGATTTTGTAAACATCCCAAATATCTCTTCACCCTGCTGTGTCATTAGACCTGTATTGAAACAAGCCATGGTTTCGTCAGGTAATATTTCAATTTTTTCTTGATAAAAACAACGATCGAAAGTATGGACAACATAATAGAAAATAACAGATAGTTGCTCCCCAGATTGATTTGTAAAGAACCAATTTTCTGGCTCTGCTAACTGTGTTAAGTAGTTAAGTTTCTTGTCAAAACTCGAACGATCACCAAGAAATGCAAACCTTTTAAGCTTATTAAGGTCGTCCTTTGAGTTCAAGTACTTTCCTAAATCCATTGCAAACTCCTTTTATTCCATTCAACAACAATTATAAAATGCAGAGCACGATTTGAATTATAACAAATTTTACCATCGGACAACATGTGGCTAAAATACAGGTTAAGTTGGGTATTTAGGTAAATAGTAGAGTTACCAAAAAGCGCAAATGTCAAATCAAATCTCTTGAGCACAATAACACGGGAAACATTCGCTGGAAATCATATACAACAGAATTCTTCAAAAAGACCGTCCGGATCCGTCCGTTTTCCTGGCTTACCTTGAAGGCAAAAAGCCTTCAGAAAGGTAGGTTCGAAAAATGAACGAACTAGTATTGTACGCTTTCGAAGGAATTGAGGTCCGAACAATCCAAATTGCTGGTGAGCCATGGTTTGCCGGCAAGGATGTTTGCGCGGTGTTTGGCGACACCAACCACAATCGAAGCCTGTCGCGAGTCTTTGATGCTGACAAAACCGTTGTTGCTGTGGACACTCCAGGCGGCAAACAAAATATCATCTTCATAAATGAGACCGGGCTCTATGATCTTCTCTTCTCCATGCAGCCCCAGCGTGCGCATCATGAGGGGGTACGGAATGAGTACCCCCTTGAAATACAGAAGCGAATTGAGAAATTGGCAGCATTCCGTCGCTGGGTGACCCATAAGGTTCTGCCGTCGATCCGCAAGCACGGTGCCTACATGACACCTGTGACCATCGATCGGATCCTGGAAGATCCCGATTTTGGCATCCAACTTCTGACCAAACTGAAGGCGGAGCAAGCGAAAAGTGCCGCACTCTCTGAGAAGGTCTTTGTCCAGAACCAGCAGATTGCCGAGATGAAACCGAAGGCAAGTTATTACGACGTGATCCTGAACTGCAAGGACGCTGTCGCCATCACAACCATTGCCAAAGACTATGGTCGGTCGGGCATTTGGCTGAATGAATTGCTGCATGGGCTCGGGATCCAGTTCAAACAGGGATATATCTGGTTGTTGTACCAGAAACATGCCCAAAACGGTTACACCTGCACCAAGACTCACAGCTATCATGGCACCGATGGAGAAAACCATTCCAAAGTTCATACCTACTGGACGCAGAAAGGGCGACTGTTTATTTATGAGCAGCTCAAAATGCGGGGTATCTTGCCGTTGATCGAACAGGGATTTGAGGAGGCTGATGATGAGTAACATTGCCAGCCCCTCAAAGCCCTATGTGTTCATCTGCTCTCCGTTCGCTGGGGATATCGAAGGCAACACCCTTAAAGCCATCCGTTACATGCGGTTTGCAATTGTTAAGGGTTCGATTCCCTTCGCACCTCACCTTCTTTACCCCCAGGTTCTAAACGAACACGATCCCGCCGAGCGAGAGCAAGGTCTGACTTTGGGTGCAGCCTGGATCATCAACTGCGATGAACTATGGGTATTCGGCCGAACAATCACGGATGGCATGGCCAGAGAGATCGCCAAAGCCATGAAGTATGACATCCCGATCCGATATTTTAATGAAATTTGCGAGGAGGAGTTCGAATGAACGATTTGATTTCAAAGCTGCAAGGCAAGGACTTTTGCTCAGATTTGCGCGAAAGCACCAAAGGCAGCGCAGCCGTTGATCATGCTGCTTCCATGTCAATAGATAACAGTACAAGAAGAAAAATAATAGCTTACGTCGCTTCAATGAAGTCTGCGAGGAGGTAAATGAAGATGGGACAAACAAGCAAAGCTTATGAAGGTTTTACCAAAGACAGATATTTCCCTGATGAATATTGGAATCGACGCACACCTACCATCTCATTAGACACTGTTAAGTTGTCTGAAATTGACCTTATTAACGGTAGCGATGGTTTACTCGGCAAGTTGGAAAACAGATGGCACTTCATTGAAACGCCATCTCTGAAGTCCTTTTCTCTATTGATTGATTCCATGTTGCATGATCCGGATTCTGAATTTCGCCTTGACTTCGAACCTATGCCGGACAACCTTGCGCCAGAAGAAAGCGAAGATGGTCTCATCTGTAATTTGAGAATTGCCTGCCGCATATCCTTCCGTTGGTCAGAAAAGCCATGGTGGACACCATTCATTGGAATATTGATAGGAGTCATATACAACCCGGTAGACGGCAGCAGAGAGGCAAGCGCCAAGGTCGAGTGGTTGCGTGACGGTGATTTCGGTGGTGATGTTTTTGAGTTTGTGGAACCACAAATTCGTCAAGCCGTTGGCAATTACTTTCGTGTTCAGGCGATCATGCTCAATCGTCCAGAGGTTTTCAAGTGGGAGTCTACCCCCCATACAGAATTGGAAAAGGATACTGCCATTAGGCTCCATACTCACAGGCATCGCAAGGTCAAGCTATGTCGCGTCATCGTCGTAGACCAAGACAAAATCCAAAATGTCAGCATAGGCCAGCGAGATGAAATTCAGTGCCCGTGTTGGGGCGTTATAGGGCATGTTCGTCGTTACAAAAATGGTAAAGAGGCCTGGGTCAAGCCCTATGTCAAGGGGAAGGAACGCCACAACATGGATCTTTACTCAGCCAAACAATACGAGGTAGTGAGAGGGGCGAATGAAGAATGCGGGATTTGAAAATTGCCTTCGGTAATTCACGCCATGCAAAAACGTGGTCGAACAAAACCATGGCTTACGAAAATATCTGTGACCGACTGAAGACGCCAATTCGCACCATCGAGACCGTTGAAGAGTATCCGAAGTTGCCCAAAAGCCAGCGTGACGAAATCAAAGATAGGGGCGGATTTGTTGGTGGTCATCTTCGGGACAATCGTCGAAAAGTTGAGCATGTTGATTGCCGCTCTCTGTGGACGCCAGATCTAGACCACGCCACACCGGAATTCATCGCAGATCTGCAAAATCAGATAAATTTCAAGGGCGCTGTTTACTCTACGCATGGGCATACTCCGAACGCTCCTCGGGTACGTTTTGTGGCACCATTCACCCGCGACGTTTCAACAGATGAATATGCCGCCATCTCTCGCTACCTGGCTGCGGATATTGGTATCGACATGTTTGATGAATGTTCGTTTATCCCCAATCAGCTGATGTATTGGCCAACCTGCCCGTCAAACGGAGAATATTTTTGTGAGTTTTTCGAAGGTGAGGTGCTGGATCCTGACGCGATTCTAGCTGCGCACCCGAACTGGAAGGACTGCTCTCTTCTACCGACGACGTCAAGGGAAAGCAAGGTCAACCGTCCCAGCCAAAAGCAACAGGAAGATCCACTCGGCAAAGCAGGTATCATTGGTGCTTTCAACCGGGTATATAGCCCGATTCAAAATGTGCTTGATACTTACCTTAGTGATATCTACACGCCATCAGCGGTGGAAGGTCGATTCGATTACATCCCCGCTGAAAGCAGTGCAGGTTTGGTTATTTACGATGACAAATTTGCCTTCAGTCATCACGCCTCTGATCCTGCTTATGGAAAGCTGCTCAACGCTTTTGATCTTGTGCGCATACATAAATTTGGCGACGACGATGAAAAGTCCAGCTTCAAGGATATGTGCGCGCTTGCACTCAAAGACGATGCTGTTGCCACATTGCTATTGGAGGAACGCCGTCAGTCTGCATCTGAAGACTTCATACCGACCAAAAATTGGGCTTCAAAGCTGACACGCAACAAGTCCGGCGACGTAGAAAACACGCTCTTTAATCTGCTACTCATCCTGAAAAACGATGAAATGCTATCTCAAATCCGCTACAACCGACTCGCCAATCAGATTTATGCCGAAAACTTGCCCTGGCCACAGTCCCACCCAGCCTGGCGTGATGCGGATACAGCACAGCTTGTTGCTTACGTTGATACCAACTATGGCGAGTTTAGTGCCCGAAACTACGAGCTCGCGCTTACCAAAGTGGCAGACGACAGAGCTTATCATCCGGTGAGAGAGTATCTGAAGCAGCTTGAGTGGGATGGTATCCCACGTGGCGAAACTGTCTTTATTGATTACCTCGGAGCTGAGGATACTCCATATGTCAGAGCTGTTACTAGAAAGACACTGGCTGCTGGAGCTGGCCGAATTATTGCTCCTGGTATCAAGTTCGACTCCATTCCGGTCATTATCGGCGGTCAAGGTTTGGGTAAGTCTACCATGCTCTCCAAACTCGGCAAACAGTGGTACTCTGACAGCCTTTCCATCGCTGACATGAAAGACAAAACGGCACCTGAAAAGCTTCAAGGCAACTGGCTTCTGGAGCTCTCGGAGCTCGCCGGTATCAAGAAGATGGATGTGGAAACTGTGAAGTCCTTTGCCAGCCGCGTCGATGACAAATATCGACCGTCCTATGGCAGAGTTGTCGAAAGCCACCCACGGCAATGCATTATCATCGGCACCACCAATAGCGATGGCGGATTTCTTCGCGATGTAACCGGTAATAGGCGTTTCTGGCCTATCAACGTAACCGGCGAAGGCACAAGACGTCCTTGGGATATTACCGATAACGAGGTCGACCAGATTTGGGCCGAGGCGGTAGCTTACTTTAATGCCGGTGAAGAATTGTTCCTTAAAGGTGATGTTGCAGAGGCGGCAGCGGATGCGCAGCGTAATGCGATGGAAACCGATGACCGCGAGGGCCTGGTAACTGCATTTCTTGACACCCTACTACCGGAAGGGTGGGACGAGATGGACATTTTTCGCAGGCAAGAGTATTTCCGTTTTACCGACGATCCGACAAGACCAGATGGCAAAGTGCGCCGAATACAAGTCAGCAACATCGAAATCTGGTGTGAGTGCTTCGGTCGATCGAGAGATTCCATCAAGAAGTCCGACTCCTATGAAATCGAGGCAATTCTTCGCAGCATCGGCAAATGGGAGAAGTACTCCGGTAATAAGACTGGCAAACGCAGTATTCCGATTTATGGCATACAGCGCGTCTATCTGAGGACAGATTGATTGCCCATCTTTGCCGATGGATGCTTCGACACAAACCATGGGCAGGGCTTGAAGCCCGCCATTTTACTACATTTGCTTGTTTCCTTGCTGATATTGCTCAAGAACTCTTACTCCTTTTCAATTCATTAATAATTGTAGTTCTGTATGTGTGTATATATGCGCGCGTAGGATTTATAGGACAAATGGTCAATTGGGCAATCATCGGCAATGGGCAAGAACATTGGGGGGAAAAATGAGAGAGAAATTAATAGAAGAAAAGCTGGTAAAAGTAGTGAAAAGTATGGGGGGCATCGCAGTGAAAATTGTTAGTCCTGGTTTTGATGGAATGCCTGACCGTCTTCTTCTTTTTCCTGGTGGGAAAATGGCCTTTGTTGAGGTAAAAGCGGTGGGATGCAAACCACGACCTTTACAGATTAGAAGGCATGGTTTGTTACAGGGATTAGGTTTTCTGGTGTTTGTTTTGGACGATGAAAGGCAAATTGGAGGGGTCTTGGATGAAATACGAACCTCATGAATATCAGGTGTACTCGACCGAATATATACTCACCCATCCGATCACGGCACTTTTTCTGTCCTGTGGGCTTGGGAAAACACTGATCGCCCTGACTGCAATCTTTGATCTCACCCTGGATAGCTTTCAGGTCCAAAAAGTGTTGGTCATTGCACCTTTGAGGGTGGCAAGGGATACCTGGCCTTCCGAGATTGAGAAATGGGAACACTTGGATGGGCTGAAATTCACAGTTGCCGTTGGCAGTGAGCAGGAACGAAAAGTGGCTTTAATGCAAAAGGCCCAGGTCTATATCATCAACCGAGAAAATGTCGAATGGTTGGTATCAAAGAGTGGTTTGCCTTTCGACTATGACATGGTTGTTGTCGATGAGCTGTCATCCTTCAAATCCCATCAGGCCAAGCGCTTCAAGAGTCTCATAAAAGTGCGACCTGGTTTAAAAAGAATTGTTGGCCTCACGGCAACCCCAGCGGCAAATAATCTCATCGACCTTTGGGCACAGTTCAGACTCTTGGATATGGGACATCGATTGGGCAGATTTATCGGAAACTATCGGTCAACCTACTTTGACCCGGACAAGCGAAATGGCCAGATCGTGTTTTCCTACAAGCCAAAGCTGGGATCCGAAGATGCCATCTACCGACAGGTCTCTGACATCACGATTTCAATGAAAGGTTCCGATTATTTGAAACTACCAGACCTGGTGATGAATGAAGTGCAAGTTTTGTTGTCAGCTTCCGAGGATCAGCATTATCAAACCATGAAGGATGAAATGGTGGTTTCTTTGAAAGGAACCGAGATAGATGCTGCCAATGCTGCAGCACTTTCAGGGAAATTGATGCAACTGGCAAATGGTGCTGTCTACGACGAGAACCATGATGTCTTTCAACTTCATGACAGAAAGCTTGACGCCTTGGAAGATCTGATCGAAGCCGCGAACGGAAAACCGGTCCTCATCGCCTACTGGTTTAAGCACGATCTGGAACGGATCCTGAAACGATTCCCTGTCGAGCAGCTTGATTCATCGGATAGCATTCAACGCTGGAATACTGGTGATATCCCAATTGCTGCCATTCATCCTGCGTCTGCAGGACACGGTCTGAACCTTCAGGCAGGCGGTTCCACACTCATCTGGTTTGGTCTCACCTGGAGCC